CCGGCCAAGCTCTCACCCCTTGAGTACATGCTCGAGGTGATGAACAACCGGAAAGCGGAGGCCGATCGTCGCGACCGCATGGCGGTGGCCGCGGCCCCGTACGTACACGGGAAGATGGGCGAGCAGGGCAAGAAGGCGGCTAAGGATGCAGCCGCCGCGGCTGTCGGTGGTGGCAGCCGCTTCTCCGCCGCGCCGCCGCCGCGCCGAAGTCGCGTGAACTGATCGTATGGAGTGGAGCACCGCCTGTCTGGACTGGGCAGAACGCCTAGTTGCTGGACGGTCCATCATCCCGCCACCGATCTTCCAGGACGAAGCGGATCGCGCGCTCAGCATCTTCAAGCAATTGAGGGTGGTGGATCTGCCTGGCAAGCCGACCTTCGGCGAATGCAGCGAGCAGTTCGTTTTTGACTTCGTCGCTGCCATCTTCGGTGCATACGATGCGGAGACGGGGAACCAGCTGATCCGTGAGTTCTTCCTCCTGATCAGCAAGAAGAACACGAAGTCGACGGTGGCCGCCGGCATCATGCTTACGGCAGTCATCCTCTGTTGGCGTGATGACGAGGAACACTTGATCCTGGCGCCAACCAAGGAAATTGCCGACAACAGCTTCAAGCCGGCCGCCGGAATGATCCGAGCCGACGAGGAACTGAGCGACTTGTTCCATGTGCAGGACCACATCCGCACGATTACGCATCGCGGGTCAAAGGCATCGTTGAAGGTCGTCGCCGCCGACACCGAAACGGTATCCGGCAAGAAGTCCGGTAAGGTCCTTGTCGACGAGCACTGGCTGTTTGGTAAGAAAGCGAACGCCGAAGCGATGTTCATGGAGGCGACCGGCGGACAGGTCTCTCGAAACGAAGGGTGGGTCATTTTCTTGACCACCCAAAGCGACGAGCCGCCGGCGGGTGTATTCAAGGAGAAGCTTCAGTACTACCGCGACGTCCGCGACGGAAAGATCGTCGACCCGAAGTCACTCGGCGTGCTGTACGAGTTCCCGCCAGACATGGTGAAGGCCAAGGCCTATCTTGATCCGAAGAACTTCTACATCACGAACCCCAACCTGGGGCGATCGGTCAGCGAGGAATGGCTGACGGACCAACTCCGGAAGAACCTGCCTAAGACCGATGGGGCGCTTCAGCAGTTCCTCGCGAAACACCTTAACGTCGAGATAGGACTAAACCTACGGTCCGACCGATGGGCCGGTGCTGATTTCTGGGAGCAGCAGGCCCGCCGCGAGGTCACATTCGACTACCTCCTTGAGTGGTCGGAGGTCATCGACTTCGGCATCGACGGCGGCGGGCTGGATGACTTACTTGGGGCCGGTGCCATAGGCCGCCACCGCATCACGAAGGAGTGGTTGGCCTGGACACACGCTTGGGCGCATCCGTCTGTGCTTGCGCGCCGAACCGAGATAGCTCCGGCGCTACAGGACTTCGCTCGGCAGGGCCATCTGACGCTGGTCACCCGGATCGGCGATGACGTCGCCGAGCTGGCGCAGTTCGTCTCTCGGATCGAGGGAGCTGGCCTGCTGGACATGGTCGGCGTCGACCCGGCGGGTCTCGGTGGGGTGCTCGATGCGCTGGAAGACGCAGGCATTCCGAAGGACAAGATCGTCGGCGTCAGCCAAGGCTGGAAGCTCGGCGGCGCGATAAAGACGGTGGAGCGCAAGCTAGCTGAGGGCACGATGTCGCACGGCGGACAGCCGATGATGAACTGGTGCGTCGGAAACGCGCGAATCGTGGTCACGAGCAACGCTATCAACATCACGAAGCAGGCCAGCGGCACGGCGAAGATCGATCCGCTGATGGCCCTCTTCAATGCGGCATCGCTGATGTCGCTCAACCCCGAAGCGCCGAAAGCTCGTCGCTTCCAGATGTTCGTCCTCTGACCGCAAATCAGCGGCCCGGACTCGGCTTGCAGCAGGAACAACGTATGACGATGAATCGGGCTTACAGCGTCCTTGAAATCAAGGGCGTTGATGACGAGCAGCGCGTTATCACTGGCATCGCGACGACGCCGGAAGCTGACCGCATGCAGGACGTGGTAGATCCTCTGGGGGCTACCTTCAAGAATCCACTCCCGCTCTTGTGGCAGCACATGGCGGATAAGCCCGTCGGAACGGTCGTCTTCGATAAGCCGACGAAGAAGGGCATCACCTTTACGGCGTCGCTGCCCGTGATCCCGGAGGCAGGGCCGCTAAAGGACCTGGTCGATATGGCATGGCAGGCGGTGCGAGCAAAGCTCGTGCGCGGCGTGTCCATCGGCTTCCGTGCGCTGAAATACGGCTTCCTGGACACGGGAGGCATCCAGTTCGACGAGACCGAGATCATCGAGCTTTCACTCGTCACTATCCCGGCGAATGCCTCCGCCACGATCCAGACCATCAAGAGCATCGACTCGAGTATTCGCGCCGTCAGCGGCGTCGTCGACGCAGAGATTTCCAACGCCAATAGCAGCCGGGCCGCGTCAGGCCGCCGTGCCGCCGTGGCGCTTTCCAAGTCCGGCGTTTCGGACGACCACGGGGCCGCGCGATCGAAGCCGGTCCTACTGATCAAACGCACCAGGAGTTAACGAAATGCCGAACGTATCCGACCAGATCAAGGATCTGGAAAATACCCGTGCCGCGAAGGTTGCGCGCATGGAAGAGGTGGCCAAGAAGTCCATGGACGCCGGCCGTTCCATGGAGGATGACGAAGCCGAGGAATTCGACAGCATCGAGGCCGAGGTCAAGCAGATCGATGCGGACATCACTCGGCTGCGGAAGCTCGAGGCCTTCACCGCGCAGCGCGCAACCCCCGTGGCCGGCAAGTCCGGTGCCGAGGCGGGCGCATCCCGCAGCGGTCAGGGGAGCCAGGGCCCGACGATCATCGTGAAGTCGCAGGACGCCGACGAGAAGTTCAAGGGTCAGAACTACACCCGCATCGTCATCGCGAAAGCCTTGGCGCGACTGGAAGACGCCAACCCGGTGGCTATCGCGCAGCGGCGCTGGGGCAAGTCGAGCCCCCAACTTGTGCAGGTGATCAAAGCAGCGGTGGCGGGCGGTGGAACCGATTCCGGCGAGTGGGGAGCCGAGCTGGTTCAGGCGGATACGCGCTATACCGGCGACTTCATCGAGTTCCTCTACGCGCAGACGGTTTTCGACAAGCTGCCGCTCCGCGAAGTGCCGGCGAATGTCGCGATCAAGGGTCAGGATGGCGCGGCCACGGGCTACTGGGTAGGCCAGTCCAAGGCGATCCCGGCCACCAAGGCCGACTTCTCCACGGTCAATCTCGCGCCGCTCAAGGTGGCAGCCCTAGCGGTGGTATCCAACGAGCTTCTCCGCGATTCGACGCCCGCTGCGGAAGAACTCGTTCGCGATGCCCTCGTGCAGGCATCCGCACAGCGAGTGGATCAGACGTTCCTGTCGTCCCTGGCAGCGGTTGCCGGCGTTTCGCCCGCCGGCATCCTCAATGGCTTGACCGCTATCGCAAGCTCGGGCAATGACATCGCGAGCGTCATCGAGGATGTAAAGGCGCTCTACGCTCAGTTCATCGCTGCGAAGAATGCGGCGGGCCTCCAGTTCGTGACGACCCCGGCTCTGGGCAAAGCTCTTTCGCTCATGCAGAACGCGCTGGGTAACTTCGGATTCCCGGGCATCGGTGCCAACGGTGGAGCTCTGCTTGGCGACCCGGTCGTCACCGGCGACAACGTCGCGGAAGGCAACTTGATCCTGCTCAAGCCGTCCGATATCTACCGTATCGGCGACTACGGCATTCAGGTGTCGATCTCCCGTGATGCCTCGATCGAGCAGGACACCGCTCCCACGGGCGCGACCGATACGCCCACTGGCATGACGGCCACCAACCTGACCTCGATGTTCCAAGAGGAATCGACGGCTATCAAGGTGGTTCGTCCGATCAACTTCGCGAAGCGGCGCAATTCGGCCGTCGCGTACGTGTCGGGCGCGGCCTACGGCGACCCCGTCGAAACGCCGTAAGCAGACGTCAACTGGAAGCCGGGGCGGAAAGACGCCCCGGCACAGGAGATACATATGGCCGTCACCATCAAGCATCGCCGCTACCAGACCACCGTTACGGTGGACAACAAGCTGGGAGCCGCCCTCGTCAAGCACGGGACGCATGAGTACGCGGCACCCTCGCGCCCCTCAGCTCCGGCGCTGGCATCTTCCCCGGCCCCCGTTTCCGCAACCCCCGTCGCTGCAACCGCGGCTGCTGCCGTGAAACCCGCCGTTGCGAAGTCTGGGGAGAAGGCGACGAAGACTCACGGAAAGGCTGGCGGCAAGACGAAGCCCGCGGCGAAGGGCAAGCGCGCCTATAACCGTCGCGATATGCAGGCGAAGGACTGAAATGCCGATCTCTGCTGCCGAGTTCGTTCAGACCGTGGGCGAACGCCGCTTCGGCGCCGAATTCAGCAAGGCCATGTCGCCAGTTGCCGATCGCGGCTGGCACCTGGTGCAGGACTGGTACCCGGGTGCGTGGCAGGCGGACGAGCCAGTCAAGGTCGAGCAGCAGCTTGCATTTTTTGCCGTGTATGCATGCGTGACGCTGATCTCCCAGGATATGGGCAAGCTCCGTCCGAAGCTGGTTGAGCGTCGCGCCAAGATATGGGAGGAGGTGACCGCAGCGTCGCCGTTCCTGCCAGTGCTTCGCCGTCCGAACCGGTATCAGAACCACATCCAGTTCAAGGAATCTTGGGCGATTTCGAAGCTCACGTGGGGCAACGCCTACGGGCTGAAGGAACGCGACGGACGCGGTATCGTCACGGCTATCTACATTCTCGATCCGGCACGCGTCGTGCCGCTTGTGGCCGAGGACGGCTCGATCTTCTACCAGCTCGACCAGGACAACCTTTCCGGTCTGGCAGAGGCGCAGGTCATCGTCCCGGCCTCGGAGATCATTCACGATCGCGTGAATTGTCTCTTCCATCCACTTGTGGGCATCCCGCCTCTCTATGCGAGCACGGTGATCTCGCAGCAGGGCCTTGCGATTCAGAAGCAGGGAAAGAGCTTCTTCGCGAACGGAGCGCGCCCCAGCGGCATCCTCACGGCGCCTGGCGAGATCGGCGACGACACTGCGAAGCGGCTCAAGGATCACTGGAACCAGAATTACACCGGCGAGAAGGCCGGCAGCGTCGCCGTGCTCGGCGATGGCCTGAAGTATGAACAGATGGCGATGAACTCGACCGACGCGCAGATGGTCGAGCAGTTGAAGTTGACTGCCGAGCAAGTATGCACGGCATTCCACGTCCCCGCGTTCAAGATCGGCGTGGGCAGCATGCCGACGTTTCAGAACGGCGAGATACTCAACCAGATCTATTACGACAATTGCCTCCAGAGTCACATCGAGCAGTACGAGCTTTGCATGGATGACGGTTTGGGGATCGGCGAAGGCGTAGTGGTCAACGGCCGAGAGTTAGGCGTCGAACTCGATCTGGATGGGCTGTCTCGCATGGATCCATCGACCCAGGTGAAGAACTTCAGCGAAGGCGTCAGTGGTGGCGTGCTGCGGCCCAATGAAGCGCGTCGCAGGCTTGACCTGCCCGATGTTCCGGGCGGCGACTCGGTATACCTGCAGCAGCAGAACTGGTCCCTTGAGGCGCTTGCGCGCCGAGATAGCGCACCTCCGTCGCCGGCGACGCCTGCGCCACCAGCGGCTACAGACACGAACAATGTCGCCGCCGGCGACGAGGCCCGCGAACTCGCGGAACTGGTTCGAAAGGCATTGGAGACGGCCTGAGTGGATATCCAGAAGACGGCCGAAACCATTATTGAAGCCGTGAAGGGCTATGTGGCTCGGGCGACCGCCTCGCTGTCGCAGTCGATCGAGGAAATCGAGCATCGCGTCTCCACCCTGGAGGCGACGCCCCCTCCTGCCGGCAAGGATGGCGAGAAGGGGGAAGACGGCGCCCCTGGACGCGATGGACGAGACGGTGTCGACGGCGCGCCTGGATCGGATGGCGTCGACGGAAAGGATGGGAAGGATGGATCGCCTGGGGCGGACGGCCTGCCGGGGCGCGATGGTGCCGATGGTGCATCGGTCGACGACGTCATCAAGGCGGTCAAGCCGATCCTCGATGCCGCATTGGCATCTTGGGCCCTGGACTTCGAGCGCCGGGCCCAGGGTGTCCTGGAGCGCGCCGTGGACCGCATCCCACATCCGAAAGACGGCCGGGATGGTCGTGACGGTCGCGACGCGCTCGACCTCGATGATTTTGATCTGACGGTCGGTGATGATGGCCGTACCGTGACTCTCAGCCTGAAGCGGGGCGATGCACTGATCCAGCGCTCCCTGAGCTTCCCAGTCGTCATCGACCGCGGCGTGTTCAAGTACGGTACCGCCTATGAACATGGCGACGGGGTGACGTTCGGCGGCTCGTTCTGGATCGCGCAGAGGGCATCCGATACCGAGAAGCCCGGTACCGGTGACGCCTGGCGGCTTGCCGTGAAGAAGGGGCGCGACGCATGAATCAGATAACCGTCGCGCAGGCGCGCTTCGATATGCGCTGCGATGATGAAGTCACTGACGAGCAGGTTCAGGACCTGATCGATCGCGCAGCTTCCATTGTTCTCGACTACCTCAAGATTCCCGTGGTAACGGATGACGTCGCCCTTCCAGCGGTGGTCGTTTCGGCTGTACGGCTCGTAGCGGTTGGTCTATTCCAAGATCCTTCGAGTGACAACCAGATCCTCAGTCCGGCGATCAAAAGCCTACTAGCGCGTTCACGCGACCCGGCCATTGCCTGATGGCGGGGCAGAAGGCGGGTGCGCGCACGAGGCGCATTACCATCCAGAAGCCCGGCCCGGTCAGGGACTCAGCCGGCCAGACCATCAAGACATGGACCGACTTGGCCCAGGTGTGGGCGAACGTGAAGAGCCAGACCGGCATGGGCACGATCGTCGGCGATCAGGGCGGCGTCGCTACATCGGTGACGCGATACAGCTTCCGCATCCGCTACCGGCAGGGCATCGACGCGAGCATGCGCGTGCTGATGGGCGGCATCGCCTACGACATCACCTCCGTGCAGATGGACGAGGACCGCAGGGAATGGACGGACCTCGTCTGCAACCGCGGAGCGAACGATGGCTGACGGCTTCAACGCGAAGGCCGATACGAGCAGCGCGCTCGCCGGCCTGAACCAGCTCACGGGCCCGCTTGCCACACGCCTAGCACGCTCGATGGCGGTTGCGAGCGGCACAGAGTACCGCGACGAAGCAAAGCGGCTGGTTCCTGTCGCCGAGGGTCTTCTGCAGAGTGCGATCTACTTGGCATACAAGGACGACCGTTCCAACAAGGACAACGTCACGTACTCCATTACGTGGAACGCACGGAAGGCGCCTCATGGACACCTGATTGAGTTCGGCCACTGGCAGAACTATGCCGTCTTCAAGGACGATAATGGCGCATGGCACACGAACAAGAACATTCCGCTGGCCGTACCCGTCTGGGTGCCGGCCAAGCCGTTCCTGCGGCCAGCGTTCGACATGGCGGGCGCCCGCGCACAGCAGGCGGCATTGGCACGCGGTCGCGAACGGCTCCCTGAACTGCTCCGCGAGGCATACCAGCCACCTGACGAGGACTTCGTGTGAGCCTCGAAACACGCCTATACGCCATCCTTGGGCCGCTCGTGGATGGCCGATGCACTCCGGACACGACCGACGACAACCCGGTGTACCCACTGATCGTCTACCAGGGCGTCGGAGGGCAGGCGATCGACTACGCGGACCAGAGCCCGGCGGACAATGACAACGCGAGAGTGCAGGTCTGGGTCTGGTCCACGACGCGGCTCGAGGCGAGCGACCTATCGCGGCAGGCGCGTGACGCGCTGCTGGCCAGCGACCTCGCAGTGAAAACCCTGGGTGCGCCAGTGTCTGACGTCAACGACGTCCTGAAGCGTTACGGCGCCCGAACCGATTTCAGCATCTGGTATCCGCGCGAGTAGCGGCAGCCAGTTGCCAGCGCCACGAGCCGCCTGCGGGCGGCTTTTTTCTGCCCGCCGTTTGGCGGCAAACCACCCCAACCGGCAACCTCAGAGGACTCTCACATGAGCCTGAAATTCCCCAACGGCGCGGTGTTCGGCATCTCGACCGCAATCGCAGCCGCCATCACCGCCACGGCCGTGTCCAACGCGAACCCGGCCGTCGCCACCGTGCCGACTGGTACCGTCGACGAGGGCGATGTGCTCGTCGTCCTGGCCGGTTGGCCCGATGCGAACAACACGGCGGTCGAGGCAGGCGATGTCACGGCGGGTGCCAGCGACACCGTTGAGCTTCTCGGTCTCGACACCACCGACGTCACCGTTTTCCCAGCGGGGCAGGCCAGCGCGAAACTGATGGTGGCCTCCGCGTTCGTGGACTTCAGCCAACAGGGCGAGATTTCCACCAGCGGCGGCGACCAGCAGTTCTGGACGGGCCAATTCCTCGAAGCGTCCCGCCAGATCAGCGTGCCCACGGTGAAGAACGCAAAGACCTTCACGCTGCCGCTGTATTTCGACCCCAAGCTGCCCTGGTATGCCGCGGCCAAGGCCGCCGACCGGAAGCGTGAGCCGCTCGTGCTCCGCTGCAAGCTCCCCGACGGCGACGTGATCTACCGCTACGGCTATCTGTCGTTCGATGCCGATCCGACCATGGCTGCGAACACGCCGATGGGTAACACGGCGACGTTCACGGCCTTGGGCGACTCCATCCTCGTGGAGGCCGCATGAGCCTGAAGAAGGGCAACGGCCCGAAGATCCTGCCCGCCACGCTGACCATCAGCGGGCAGGGCTCCACGGACAAGCTCGACGTCACCTACCACAACAGGAAACAGTCCGAGCTCCGTGAGCGCATGGAGGCCGGCGTCACGATGGCCGCCCTGATCGCGTACCTCGTGGAGTCATGGAATACCGACTTCGAACTTACTGAGGAGGGCGTCCTCGCGTTCGAGGACGAGTACCCCGGCATCGTCGAGGCTCTGTTCGCAGGCTTCCACCAGGCGCGCCGCAAGGAACTGGAAAAAAACTGACCGCCGCCACTCGGGCGCTGTACTGGCGGCGCCCGAGTGAAGCGGAACTCGCCGGCACGGGTCTGAAGCCCAAGCACTACAAGGAACCGAACGTCGAAGTGTGGCCCGAGGCATGGGACGCCATCCAGTTCTTCAGCCGCATCTGGCGGCAGTGGAACGTCGGCCCCGGCGGTGCCTACGGGCTGAACTACAGCGTCGTGTTTCACCTTCTCGATCGCATGAACCTTTCCTCCGACCGCTACGACGAACTGCTCGCGCAACTGCGGGTGATCGAAGACGCGGCCCTCGACGAGATTCACAAAGGCTGACGATGACCGAAGCAGAGAGCATCGGCACTGCCCGCATCGACGTCACCATCAACACGGCGACGATGGAGGCGGGCGCGGAGGCCGCGAAGCGTAAAGTGTCCGGCCTCGGGGCCGAAGCCGCCGCTCAGTTCGATAAGGCCAATGCAAGCACGAAGCGGTACGCGGAGAGCCTGAACCGGCAGGCTGATCTACTCGGGAAGTCGCGCGCGGAGCAGATCGCATACAACGCTCAGGTGCGTATCGGCGGCGAGCTGGGCGATCAGATCGCCAAGAAGGCGCTTGCGAACCAGGCTGCGCTGACGAAGGAGACCGAAGCCTATGTGATGAGCGACCGGGCGCGGGCCGCGGCGATGCGCGGTGTCCCGGCCCAGATCACCGACATTGTCTCTGGCCTTGCCACCGGCCAGCGGCCGCTTACCGTGCTTCTTCAGCAGGGCGGCCAGCTCAAGGACATGTTCGGGGGTGTGGGCGGGGCGGCGAAGGCCCTCGGCACGTCCCTACTGGGGCTGATCAACCCCGCGACACTGCTTGCCGGCGCCGCTGTCGCGCTCTTCGCCGCCTGGAAGTCGGGAAGCGATGAGCAGGTAGCTTTTCAGAAGGCGCTGATTAACACCGGCAACTATGCCGGCGTGACATCGCAGCAATTGCAGGCGCTCTCCGCCGACCTGTCGAAATCCAGTGGCACGCAACACGATGCGGCTGCTGCGCTGGCGGAGGTCGCGTCGTCGGGCAAATTCACATCCGATCAGCTCCGCCTCGTCGCCTCGGCAACGATCGCCGCGGGAGACGGCGCGGATGACATGGTCGCCAGGTTCGCGAAGCTCGCGGACGACCCAGTCAAAGCGTCAGTTGAACTCAATTCGACGTACCACTATCTGACGGCGGCGGTATACGACCAGATCAAGGCGCTGGAGGACCAGGGTCGGACGCAGGACGCGGCGCGCTTGGCCATGGAGACCTACAGCACGGCTGTGGTTTCCAGGTCGAAGGAGGTCAAGGAAAACCTCGGTCTCATTGAGCGCTCGTGGAACGGTATCTCCGACGCCACGAAGCGTGCGATAGACGCCGCGCGGGACTTTGGTCGCGCCCAGACCGATCAGCAGAAGTTCGACGTCCTGGCCGAAAACCGGGACGCTGCCAAGAAGCTCATCGACCGCGGCCTGGGCAGTACATCGTTCTACGGGAAGACCGCCCAGCAGTTCTACGACGATGCCACCAAGCAGCTCGGCGCCATGCAGGATGCACAGGTGGAGGCGCAGAAGAAGGCGAGCCGTGATGCCGCCACGCAGCAGGCCAATGATGCTGCGATCAGCCTCGACCAGCAGGCGAGACAGTACGAGAGCGATGAGGCAAAGCGCACCCGAGAGATCGCCGCCATTCACCAGCAGGCAAACGATGCAATCGCCAAGGCGACACTTGCCGGCGACAAGGACCTTGCCGCCAAGATCCGCGCAAGTGAGTCCGCCGCTGTCGCCGGCATCATGTCACGCGGCCCGAAGGAGAAGGACCTCACCATCGACGTTTCCGATGGCTGGAAGGAAATGGTCGCCCAGATCGAAAAGGGCATTGCCGCCGACAAGAAGGAGATCGAGCAGCGCGCTCGGGCGACGGTAGAGCTGAACTCTTACCGCGAGGCCATGCAGCAGCGCCTGGAAACCGACCGTATGGCGCTCGACATCCAGGTCAAGAGCCTGGGCATGGGACAGCATCAGATCGACATTCAGCGGCAACTGCTGGACATCCAGCGCGATGCGGACCGCGAACTGGCGCGCCTCAATGATCCGGCCAACCGCCGAACCCTCACGGACGACGAGTACCAGGCGCGCCTGAGCGCGATCAAGGACTACGAAGACCAGCGTGTGCAGCTAGTCTACGAAGCGGACGCGCGGCTGAATGCAGCACGGTCCGACTGGACCAACGGCGCGCGGCGCGCGATGGCGGACATCACCTACGACGCGAGCGACACCGCGACGAACTTCGCCAATCTCGTCCAGAGCACCTACGGGACCCTTTCCGACTTCATCGTGGACGCGGCCACCACCGGGAAGGCGAGCATCAAGGACTTGGTGTCGTCGATCCTCAAGGAGGTCGCCCGGCTGGAGGCCAACAAGGCGGCGGCGTCACTTCTGAATTACGGTCTGAGCTATTTCACTGGCGGATACGGCGGAACAAACGGATCCGGCGGCGTCGACTATAACTCGCAGGGCTTCGTGTCGAAGGTTTACGCCAAGGGCGGCATTGTGGATGGCGCGTCGCTGTCGAACTGGTCCAACACTGTTGTTGATCGGCCGACGACCTTCGCCTTCGCACGCGGTGCCGGGCTGATGGGCGAGGCTGGTCCAGAGGCGATCATGCCGTTGACGCGCACTGCTGATGGCAAGCTCGGCGTTCGTACGCAGGGGGATGGCGGCGACACCAACATTTCTATCGCCGTGACGGTGAATTCCGATGGCTCATCGGCTGTCGACGCCGCTGGCAGTGACCAGGCGATGGGCAAGAAATTCGGCACGGCCATCGAGTCGGCGGTGAAAAAGGTCATTGCCAACGAGCAGCGGCCGGGCGGCTCGCTGTGGCGGCAGAGGTCTAACGGATGACGGATGTCTTCTCTTGGCGGCCGGTCGGAACGCCTTCCGGCACGTCGACATTTCGCGTGCGCAAGGCCCAGTTCGGGGACGGGTACTCGCAGGAGGTCGCCGACGGGCTCAATAACAAGGTCCAGTCCTGGCCGCTCCAGTTCGCCGGCTATAAGGCAGCGATCACGCCCATCGCAGCGTTCCTCGATGCCCACGCAGGTTATATGGGCTTCTTCTGGACGCCGCCATTGGGCGTGCAGGGCCTCTACAAGGCGAGCGAGTACTCGCTCACCCCCGAAGGCGGCGACTTTTACACCCTTTCCGTGACCTTCGAGCAGAAATTCGCTCCATGACATTCGTTGCCGATATCCAGCGCCTCGAGCCAGGGGCCGAAATCGTGCTGTTTGAACTGGACGCGCGGACGATCACCGGAGGCGGCGAGGGCGACATCATCCGTTTCCACGGGTACACGCAGAGCGAGTCGATTCTCTGGCAGGGGAAGAGCTATGACCCGTGGCCCATCCAGGCGGATGGGTTCAAGGTGGATCCGGCTCAGCCCACGGTGCCGACGCTCTCGGTAGGCAACGTCAATGGGCGAATCACCGCCCTTTGCCTGGCCTTCCAGGACATGGTGGGCGCGAGACTAACGCGGCACCGCACGCTGAAGAAGTACCTGGACGGGCAGCCAGAGGCCGACCCCGAGCAGGAGGCCGCACCGGACATCTGGTATATCGAACGTCGCTCATCCGAGGACTACCAGCAGGTC